TTTACAGTAAAGGTTTCGTATTGTCTATTCTCAATAATTTTGTTTTTGATATGTGTTTGTTTCTTTTCTTTTTGTATTCTTCTTAGAAACGCATAGTATATAATTTGTGTAAAATATGCAAAAGGATTCTTTGACTTCTCTGGGTCAAAGTTGTGTATGTATTGTAAACAGTTTTCTATACCATCAGAAACCATTTCAGAACGATAAGTATAATTAATAAAGTTAGGTCTATATGATAATCCATTTGCTATCTTTAAAAAACACTCACCTATGTAATTCGTTACTTGGGGTTTTTCTTCTCCAGCTTCCTCTGCCTCTTTACATAGTTCTTTCCATGCAATCATAGCTGCATGAAATTCTTTATTATCTATGTAATGAGCATTCTTTTTCTTTTCTTTTGACATGGTGATATACTACTATATTGAGCCAGATTATGTCAATCTTTATTTAACTTTTTATTAAAAATATTTTTTAGTTTTTTTTTAAAAAAAGACTTGACAATGTTTGTATAAAGCTATTATAATCGCTGTGTTCCGCCGAGAATACAGCTATACTCTAAATAGATGTTAATGTTTAGTATCACTACAAGGCATACTATCTAATTCTTCTTCTGTTAAATCTTCTTCTTCACTCTTATCATCATTTGTTAAAGCAGATATGTATTGTTTAAATAATCTTCTTACTTCCTCTGTTGTTTCTTCTTGGTCTTCTATTGCAACATCTTCGGTAAATCTTGGTTGTATACTTGGCTCCATACCTTTACCATCCATCTGTGCTTCTGCTTCATTATATGTATCTACCATAAAATTATAATAATTATTTAACGCATATGATGCTGGAGCATTTGTAATGATAGTAGATTTTTCAATATCTAATTCATCTACTTCGGTAAATGGTTGTAACCAACGAGATAAAGTTAATGCTTCAACAATACCTTTCTTAGTTACTTTGTTTTTTAATTCCATTTTAAGTGGGTGTATCACATGCAAAGTAGGTGAGGCTTCATCTATTCTTGTAGGAATACAAGTACAAACGATACTTTCGCCGTTAGCTAATTTTAATATCCTAGTAGTATTATCTTCCATATCATACTCCTTTATATTTTAACTTTGTCAATCTCATAATCAAATTCTTCTTCGTTGTATATATTTATTCTTTCTAAAAAGTGATTAAGTGTAAAATTCTTTCTATCGTTGTGAGTAAAATCATCAGCAATATCTAAAAGGGTAGTGTGTAGGTTGCCACTATTCGCTCTTCGCAATCCTCTACCGATTGACTGGAGCACTCTAATTCTACTCTTACTTGGACTTGCGAACACGACATTGTGCAAGTTCCTAATATTAATGCCAGTGCTGAATGTACCATATGACGCCACAATAATTGCATTTGTTTCTTTCTCTGTAATTTCTCTTATCTGTTCTCTTGTTTCTGTATCTGTTCCACCATGTATAAAAAATACTTTTCTATCAAAATCTTTCATTGCAGTATACAGTCCTACACCATGTTTTTCCACTAGTTGATATAAACAGAGGGTGTTACCCTTCAACTTATCGCAAAGTCTTGTTATAAACTGATTACGAGTGTTGTGAGCCACTATATACTGCAACTCCTCGCTATATTTCAAGTCTTTTACTACTTTACAATCTTCTTCTTTGTGTTTTAAAACAATACACTTAATTTTTAAATTAGCAAGTGTATCTTTGTCCATCAACTCTTTTGTGGTTGTTACCTTTTCAACCTTTCCAAATAATCCCTCTAAAACTAATCTATGAGTTTGTGTGCCATCTAAAGTTCCTGTCATACCAAAACGATATTTACAATCTATCAGTTTTGTCATAATCGTAGTTAACGACTTTGATTTAAATAGATGAGCTTCATCACCTATCACACATCCAAACTTTTCAAAATACTTTTTATCTAATTTAAAAAGTGATTGCCAAGTAGAAATAATTATAGGTTTATCTGTTTCTTTTTCATGACCTTGATATATCCTATGTAAGTATTTATCATTCCAACCATAGTCAATGAAGTCTGAATACATTTGTTCTACTAATGATGTAGTCGGTACAAGGATTAATATTTTTTTATCTTTGAGTAAATAGTGATAAAATCTTATAAGTGCATATATGATAAGTGATTTTCCACTTGCAGTTGGTGATACCAACATACCTCTATGATTGCTTAACGCATATTGTATCGCATTGAGTTGATAATCTCTAACCTCTAATTCTTTTCCTTTTGATTTTGGTTTTAAAGATTTTACAAAGTCTGATACTTTCTTGATATCTAAAATGTCTGTATCTTCAACATCATCAGCGATAATACATTGTATATCATTCCTCTCACAAAACTCTTTGATATAATTTAATAAACCAACATATATCTGACCTGTCTTTGGTGAGAATAATCTTATCTTACCATCCCACATTTTATTTCTATATGCAGGCATAAACTTATGGCCTGGCACTTCAAAAGTAAAGTAGTCTACTAATGCACGACACATACCATCATTATCACATGTAACATGTAGATAAACTTCGTTAAGTTTAAATATGTGAATTTTGTAGCGTGTTTGGTTGTCCATAATTACCTCTTAATATTATATTCCATGAAATACTAATTCTATCTTTGGTTGTTGTCGGCACCCAATGTTGTAACCAACTTGGAAATATTAATCCTACTCCCTTTTGAGAATTGAACTGCATCATACTTGAATTATCAAATGTGGTATATTCTAAGTTAGGGTGTAACACACTTGCTTGTGGTCTTGGGTCAAAAAATTGTATTGGAGCACCACTCTCTAAATAGTATACTCCAGAAAATACATTATTAGAATGTGTGTGTGGTGGGTGCGAATCACCTTTCTTTAACATGTTTGCCCACATTCCTGTAATCTCTAATGTATCATATAAGTATTTAGATTCTCTACAAATCTTTTCTGTTGTTTGAAAAACTTTTGTTTTAAATAAAGGTAACTTTGTATGTAAGTCATCTTTAGTTTGTAAAATATTATTTGTTTTAGATAATCGTAATTCTTTTAAAACAATACCATGTTCTTCACTACTCATGTCGTGTTTAAACTCTGATACGACTGTGGGAAATATTTTGTGTTGTATTACATCAACCATGATACGATACTCCAGCGTGTTCCTTGTGTAATCTTTTTAACTTCATGTGGGAACATAAAGTTTGATGGAAAGATTAATGCTTCACCTGTTTTAATAGTTGGTTGTTCTTCTGAAACCAAAAACTCACCACCCTTAAAGTTTTCATTTAAAAATAATAAAACTGTGGCTTGTGGGTATCCAAATGTTTGTCCATGACTGTGATGTATATTATCACAATGTTTTGACATATATCCACCAACATCATACTTGTTCAATCTAAAGTCTGTTGTTTTCTGTGCAACAAAATCTCTGTCGTGAAAACTTTTCATTTTAATTGCATATTTTTTTGCAACTTTAGATACAGCATCATTTAAATCTTTATAAAATGTATGGTCTTTTCGTATCCATATCTCATCCATCTCCACTCTATTTTTATTTGCAGATAAACCTTTGTGTGTTGAATAAGTTGATTTTACATAATCAAACTTGTAATCAATTATCTGATTACATAATTCATCACTTAATATATTTTTATAATGTCCTACCCAATCAATCCACTTCATTTTTTTTAGTCTTGAACACTACACATGTTCTTAGTTGATAACATTCTCTACTAATCGGTTGTGCTTGATGTGGTAAATGTGCATCAAACATAATTAATCTATTACCTTTGTTTACAAGGTGTCTATCTATCTTTGTTGCTTTGTTATCGTAGATAGCAGTTCCACCACCCCATTCTATTTTCCAATCTAATCTAGGATAATATATCATAGTGATATCGCCATCATCTCTGTGTATGTGTGGTTCTATACCGAATGTATGTGCGTTTAGATATACTCGTTCTAATTCTACATCTATGAGTTTTTTAATCTTTTCCCATATAGGAACTATGAATTCATATTCATCTGGTATAACATTTATATTATGTCCACAAAATACATGCCAATGTTTTTGAGTTCCATTTGGTTTACTGTCATAATCATACTTCCATGACACTTCTCGTATTTGCATATCAATCAGTTGAGCAACATGCTCCTCTAAAACATTATCAAATACTTCTATCATTACATCAATCCAGCTTCAAAGTTTTTCCATTGTATCGCATTTTTAATATCCCAACCTCTACCAGCGATAGATTTGAGAACACCATCTAGATATTTAATTACAGTTTCTAGATATACAATTTTATTTTCTATGGTAATTATTTCTTCGTCTGATTCAATATAAATTGATAAGTCTGATTTAAGAACTTTTAAATCAAAAGGTTTTGTTTCATAAATCTTTGCATCAGATTTACCACCATAATATTCCCACTTATCACGATACAATATTTTGTAATCACCTTTTGCTTTGTACATCAATAGTTCAAAGTTACTTTTTATATCTAAGTATTTGGAATACAGTTCTTGGTTTTTTAAAGATTCGGTATCAAGTCTTTCATCATTTACTTTCAAGTCATTTGCGACTTGAACTTTTAATTCATCTAAGGTCATTTTCACTCCACAATAATTATATAATTATATTTATAAGGTTTTTATTTCGTATATTTGATATTTAAAATTCACTTCTGCTGTTAAATAATCAACATCTGTTTGGTTTTGTGAGTATGTTAATCCACTTAAACTTGTTGGAAAAACATCTGCAAAACGACACTCTACAACAGGATTATTTTTATTTGTTAGTATAGTCATTACAGCATCACTATACATTGCTCTTTCAGGTGTTGATGGTTTGACATCACCTATATCTGTGCTTTCACCAAAAGTAGATGTTTTAACATTTGATGTTGCACTTCTAAAATCTCTAAACTGACTTCTATCTTTTGGAAATCCAATACTTGTTAACCATGTATGCATCTCAATATAGTTTTGTAAATC